CTTTTGTACCGACCCTGTCAGTACCTGGCTCATTGCGGGGAAGTGTGCTACGGCCATATGTTTTGTACCGCCTTTTGTACCGACCCTGTCAGTACCTGGCTCATTGCGGGGAAGTGTGCTACGGCCTCATGTGTGCTACCTCACACGTTTAAGACTTGACTTAGCCCAGAGACCTAGTAGAGTTATGCATGTCGAAAGGAGAACGGTCATGAAGTTCAAGACCTATAAGGCCGCGAGAAACTATCTCGCTACACGTATCGAGACGGTGGGTATTGATGTGCGGGACATCAACCTTGATCGCCTTATGACCGAGACGTTCATCGGCAGGGGTGTGGGCACTAACTTTGAACTAGAACAAGTCCCCCTCCAGGACACGTTCTCAGCTACCCTGAGGGCCCTGCGCATCCCTCGTCGTGGTACAGTGGGTGACGAGCAGTGGGAGGCAAGCGTGAGGCGTTTGGGTGTGTACATGGGCACGCATTACGTGGCGGAGGACGCTGATGCGCTGGCCACCGAACTCAGGGACCAGGCCTTGTTCGCTCAGTTCATGTTGGAGGAGGCGCTGTGAACAATGTTTGTGATCCTGCACACGATTCCTTTGCTCTACTTGATTATCTGGAGTCTTTGGCGGAATCCGTCCACTTCAAACATGAGGGAATCCTCGATTTCAGCCTCATGGGACGACAGTATGTTGTGGAGATGGACTCCCGAACGTTGTGCACAATTACGACGCGTCATTGGAGAAGCCGCGAACACGTTCGAAACGCCTTCGATTACTTCTCCGGAATGGTTGAGCAACGGTGCAAGAAGTAATTGATGCATTCATCCTGTACCTACTAGTGGCCGCCTCATTCACCCTCATTTGGTGGTCGGGAAGGAAATAATGGACTACAAAATCGCGATGGACCAGAAGAGTGGCACCATGACGACCCGCCGGAGCAACCTTGAGGAGTGGGTTGCCGACGTAGACATCGCCGGTGACACCTATTCGGTTGCTTTCCATCACAACAACATCGTCATTGTACCGCCGGTGGACAGACAGACCCTACTCCCCCGCAAAGTACGCTATGAGGAGCTGGAGGATGTTGTCAAGCAGTGTCTCCTCGTGTTCGCCAAGAGCGTGACACTCACAGCCGTCTACAAGGACCGCATTCAGATCAACAACGGTGACACGCTGAATATCACGTGGGAGTCCAAGGGAGAGGGGAAGTGGGAGACGCGGTTCCCGTATAATGGAGTGACTTACGTCGTGTCGGCGACTGCGACAGACAAGGTGACAGCCATTACGATGGGACAGCCCTCCCCTGCTCCGCCGATGGTGACGGCGACAATCAGTACACCGTTTGACAGAAAGAAGATCTACCAGACACTTTCGATTCTTGGCCCATTCCAGATTGATTGGTTGACAAATGAGATTTACGATCAGTAACCAAGAAGGCGCTGATATCCCCGTCAATATCGTTCGGGTAGGCAAGGCCTGGTCGGGTTCATGCCACCCGTTCGGCGGCGAGATGCGCATTATGGTTGAGTTCCAGTCGCCATACACTCACGCAAATTGCTGGTTCAACGGGGATCTGATGACAACGATGATGGTACGGAACTCCCCCACTATCATGAATGTTGTTGAAAACCTTCTTGCCTTGACATTCCCGGACAACAAGTTCTATACTAACCTAGAAGCGTCTCACCCCGAGACTCTTCAGTCCACGCTCTTCTAAGAAAGGAAAGAATGATGAGCACCGACATTTCTACCACCACCAATTTCCAGGACACTCTTGACGTGTCCGGTGTCTTCACCACCGTGAAGGGTACCGACATCGAGGCCAAGAAGACGGTCTTCAGCGCCGTTAATGACGCTGAGTCCCTTTCTGATCATCTGGGCGAGACCCTTGACGTTGTTGACATTGTCGCTCACAAGGTTGAGGTCGCCAACGAGGAGACCGGAGAGATCGGCGAGGCAACTCGAGTCGTCCTCCTTACCTCCGATGGCAAAGCACTCGCTTCCGTATCCGTGGGTATCCAGGGCGCCGTCCGCAACATTCTCGCCTTCCTGGGTGAACCGTCCACTTGGGGTGGCGCTGTGAAGCTCATCCCCGTTGAGCGCAAGGGGCGCCGGGGCTTCCGGTACATGAGCCTCATGCTCGCCAAGGACAAGTGAGATAGGTTAGATACTAGCCGCCCTCCCCCGCCCGGTAGGGCGGGGGAGGTTTTTTCATGTCACTGGAGTCTAAGCGTGCTGAGGCGCTCAAACTGGAGCGTCAGGCGTCGAAGAAGATTCAACAGATTGCAGCGGGTCGCTATGATCCTCTTGGGTCGCGTAGTTTACTACATGAGATCAACAATGGCCGATACGGTATTGATATTTCAGGTACGAAATACGACCCGCGTAAATCCGAACGCCTTGTGAAGAGGTACACGGGCAAGCAACTCGATGCCCACATTGAACGTCTTAAAGGCTTCATGACTCCAACGGTGGGCTTCTATCGCGACCATGAGGGTCACGTGGTGACGTCTCAGGCGATGCGCTCACTGTATACGGCGGTGAAGTCGGCGAACGCTAAAAAAGAGGCGTATGTCAAGAAATACGAGGAAGTCAATCCCCCGTGGCTGGGTCCCGATATGACCGTGGGCCAGTACGACCGCACGTTTAGGCAGCGAATCAAGTTCGATGGGTCAGCGATGACTGAGAACTTGCGCCGTGGAGGATTTCCGAAGCCGACACAGTTCATGAGGCCGGATGCGATTGCGATGCGCGAGAAGAAACTGCGCGAGATGATGAATCCCGCGGATATCAAGGAAAAAGTCGCGGGCATTCGGCAGAATATTGTTAACATGGCCGTGTACACGGGAAGCGATCTACCGGATAAGTTTATGAGCCTCGACGATGAGACTCTATATTTCATGTGGACGCACGATTCGAATCTGTCCGATGCCCTGGGAATGGTGTACCTAGGCACACTTCCTGAAAACGAAGAAGATGGAGATTCCTACATGTTTGCCGAGTTAGGGGAGGACCGGCTGCAATCACTGTGGGACGATGTGGAGGGTTGGTCCCTTGAAGAAGCGTATCGAGACACGCCTGAACAGCGCCGACTTCGAAAGCGTGGACGACGCCGATCCGGTAAGCGGTCTCGCCGTCGGAAGTAGGGTGTGGGCGTGGGGTGTGCAGAATATCCACGACCTAGAGCAGTACAACACGGGCACGAGCATCGAGTCGTTCATCGAGTTCATCCTTCGCTCCCCCAGTATCACCTACTTCCATAATCTAGCTTTTGACGGTGTTTTCATCCTGGACTATCTTCTCAAAGCGGGGTATGAAGTCACTGCGGACCGCAGTGTTCTACACCGCGTCGAGACGACAATTGATGGCTTCGGCAAGTTCTACCGGATCATTGTGTACGCGGGAAGGACGCGGGTTGAGTTCCGGGATTCGTTGAAGAAACTCCCCATGAGTGTGAAAGCGATCGCCAAGACATTTGACCTCCCCATCCAAAAAGGTGAAATTGATTACAAAAAAGAGCGTCCTGTCGGCTACTCCCCCACCGACGAGGAGTGGGCTTATCTGCGCACTGATGTGGAGATCATGTCTAGAGCGCTCGTGATCGCATCGAATATGGGCATGGCGGGGCTCACTGTGGCTAGTGACACGTTGAAGAATTTTAAGGCGTCGAAGCAAGGCGAACGCGGCTTCAGGGAGCTGTTCCCCATTGTCCCCGACGAGTGGGATGACGAGATTCGCCGGGCCTACCGCGGTGGGTACACGTATGTGAACCCGAAGTACGCGAAACGGCTGGTTGGGCCCGGGCACGTGTACGACGTGAACTCCCTGTATCCATCGATGATGCGCATGCGCTCTTTACCCTATGGCATGCCACAGCGCCAAGACCACCTCCCCGAACAGGGCCTATTCATTGTTTACGCGAACGTAAGTTTTCATCTTAAGCCCGGAATGTTGCCTTGTATTCAGCTGAAGAATAACATGAGATTTGTGGGCACCGAGTATTTGCATGAAGCAGATAATGTTGATTTGGGAATGACATCTGTTGATCTAGCCCTGTACCGTGATCATTATGACTTCACGATTCACGACGTGTATTATGTATATTCGTTCGAATCGACGACAGGGTTGTTCGATGATTACACCGACAAATGGAAGAAAGTAAAAGAGGAGTCAACCGGGGGCGTGCGGGCGATCGCTAAACTGTACCTTAATTCACTATACGGTAAATTTGGAACCCGGCGCACCGTCACCGGCAAGCGGCCCGTGCTCAAGGACGATCATGTGGCACTCACCAAGGCGGAGCACGAGGAACGGGACCCTATCTATACGGCGATGGCGTGTTTCATCACGGCATGGGCCAGAGATTTTACGATACGCGCCTGCCAGAAGAACTATCCATCGTTCTGCTACGCGGACACGGATTCCATGCACCTACTCAATGAGGCGGTCGGGATCACGGAACATTCGACTGATTTCGGCGCATGGAAACATGAAGCCGATTTCGAGGTTGCGGTGTACAATCGTGCCAAGCAGTACGGTGAACGAATCGGCGGGGTTGACGAGATTCATGTGGCCGGATTACCAAAAAACATTGCGAAAAACGTCACAGTGGAGGATTTGCTTTCGGAACAGGTATGGTATGGTAAACTAGTACCGCACAAGGTTCCTGGGGGAGTCGTCCTCAGGGAAACACATTTTACATATAAGGTTGACTAACATGAGCAAGAAGAACGTGACCACCACGATTTCTAGTGATCTGCACGCCTTTCTCGACGAGAGGCATTGGGAAGAGCGCAAGAGCCTGTCCGCTCTCCTGGCTTCCCTGATCGAGCATGCCGCTGTGCAGGAGCTGGGTTACGAGCCGCCGGCCGCGGAGTCGGATGACGCCGCGTGAGGATAGCCCACGGCGTGAAGCCGCCTGGCGCGATGATTTGAGATTGGCCGTCTTCGTCAGCTGCTCTCCGTCAAGCCGGTGATATGATAGGGTGAGTGCATGAGCACTCACCCTATCATTATGTGAGGAAGCAATGGATTTTCATAATATGATCGATGCGATTCAAAATCCAGGTGAAGAGGGGATCCCCGAAGGAATCTACGATGATCTTCGCGGCGCCTATGATTCTCTTCAGGGTAATTTTGATGCGGCGTCGGAGAAGATCAAGAGCTTGACTGATGAGAATACAGGCTTCAAGGACCAGATCTCTGACCTCAAATCTAAGTCCTATGATCTGATGACCCAGATCGGCCTGAAGAACGACGACAAGGGCAACGATGACTCGTCCGCCTCTGTGAACGGTCCAGACGATGATGGTAGTATTGACGCATTCTTCGCCAACAAGGGAGATAAGTAATGCCCAGGAACCTTGGGGCCGTCCGCCCCTTCGATAATGTTGAGATCATGAATCGCATCCGTAACGATGCGTCGTATGACTATCAGCGGCGTATCCCGGATGTGACCAAGGCGAACGTTACTGAGACGGTTCGCGGTTTGATGCAGTACACGCCCGCGTGGAACGAGTTCACCGATGCCCTGATCAACCGAGTTGGTTCTTACATCACTAGGGATATCTCGTGGAAGAACCCGCTCGCCCCGTTCAAGCGGAATTCTCTTCAGTTCGGTGATACGATCGAGGAGGTTCAGGCGGGTCTCCTGCGCGCCTACAGTTACTCCCCCGATCGGGAGTACGGCGAGAAAGCCATTTTCGGCACGGAGAAGCCTGACGTCGCCAGCCAGTTCCACACGGTGAACAGGCAGGAGTTCTACAAGATCACTGTCAACCGGGACCAGCTGCGCCGAGCGTTCCTGGATGATTCCGGGCTCCAGACGTATCTGAACCAGATCCTCCAGATGCCCGCCACGTCTGATTCCTGGGATGAATTCCTCCTTACCATGAGCCTGCTGCGCGAGTACCAGGATGGCGGCGGCTTCTGGCACACTCAGGTGCCTGACCTTCAGTCGCTCGGCGCGTCCAAGAGTGACGGTGAGACTTTCATCAAGAAAGTTCAGGCGTGCGCCGGTAACCTTCGTTTCCTGGATACCAAGTACAACGCGGGCAAAATGCCCGTGTGGGCCCGCCCCGAGGACCTTATTCTCATTACGACACCCGAGGTCATCGCCAATATCAATGTGTCTACTTGGGCGGCGGCTTTCAACCTGGATAAGCAGCAGATGGAGGCGCAGATTATTTCTGTGCCTAAGTCGCGGATCAACATTGATGGTGCGCAGGCGATTTTGACGACAAAAGACTTTTTTGTTATCGCCGACAACCTGCTGGAGAACACGAGCCAGCCGAACCCCGTGTCTTTGGGGCAGAACTACTTCCTGCACCATTGGGAGGTTATTAGCGCCAGCCTGTTCGTGCCCGCGGTTATGTTCTGGACTGGCGCCGACGACGAAAAGGTCAACATTGTGACGCCCAAGAATCTCGAGTTGAAGCCCGATGCGTTCCGGCACGCCGACGGTCGTGCTGTATCTTCGACCGACAAGATGAAGCCGGGTGAGAATGGCTACCTCACCTACACGATCGCCGGCACGGACCTGCCCTCCGACGCTGAGATCCCGGTGGACTTCACGATGACGGGCAACAAGTCCCCGCGGACGCGCGTGTACAACGACGGTGTGTTCGTGATCGCATCGGATGAGACGGCGACGAGTGTGACCATTTCCGGTCGGATCGTCGGCGGGGGTCAGCTCAAGACGAACGCTGATCCGGCGAAGGCTGGCGGTGCGTTCTCGTGGAGTCTGGAGATTGATCCGGCTCCGCGGGTCTGGCCCAAGAAGTAAGCCAGGTCACTGTTTGAGGGCCCTCTCCCCTACCCGGGGAGGGGGTCCTTGAACTATCGCAATTCCAACTAAAACGTTGGAGTTGGAGTTGGGGTGTGGGGGATTTTCTCCATAGACTAGCGGTATAGTACGTATGTTCGATTGCCGAGTGCCGTTCTCCGTGCTATGCTGGACTCGCCTCCGATCAAGGGATGGATCGGTGTGGGTTGGGAATGCACTGCGGCCCCGGGGAGTTCTTGCCACCGTTCTTCGCCCCGGGGCCGTGGTGTATCATTTTGCTATGAATGCTGTTACCCGCCCGCCAAAAGACATAGGTGACTTCGGTCTTAATTTTGATTATAGTATTTGGACCCCAAATACTGATGTCTATCTCTGTAATGTTCCGTGGGATGCGACGTATCGCGACGTTGTGTGGTGGGACAACTACGACGAGTCCTTCGAGGCCATTGTTCACGGTCACAAGAAGCACAGCACATGGACACAGATTCACGGTCTGACGTATTGCGCACAGGGGCGCCCGATTCGTATTGACGTGCCATTCTCCAAAGCGAACACGTACAACTATCTTATCGCCCGAAACAATGAGGACCACGTTAACACGCGCAACACGTTCTACTACTTCATTACGTCAGTAGAATATGTCGCCCCGAATACGACTGAAATCACCGTCCAACTCGATGTCTGGCAGTCCTACATGCACGAGTGGGAAATCACACGGTGCTACGTTGAGCGGTCCCACCTCGGCATCGCCGCCGAAGAGGCCTGGACCGACAACGGGCGCCGCTACCTCACCGCTCCCGAGGGGCTCGACACCGGGGCTGAATATATTGTCGGCGACGTGTGGAGAGAATTCGTCGCTGCGACCCCGGTCCCCGAAGAGGGGCAGGAGTACGACACGGCGAACTACGACGTCGTCGTCACGTCTACCGTCGATCTGGAAGAAGATTACGGGAGCGCCGACGATCCGAAATTCACGACGGCGAAGGGCAGCATCGCCGAGGGCCTGCCGAATGGGTGTGCTGTGTATGTGATGCCGGTTGATGCTTTTACAACGATGGCCGAGGCGCTCTCTTATGCGCCGTGGGTGGCACAGGGCATTGTGAGCATCACCGCCATCCCCAACGGGGTTATTGATTGGGATAAACTCGAAGGTCGGAAGACTAAACTACCTGATGTTCCGCATGACGGCAAGAGCGCCGTGAATGCAGACGTTTTCGTTGCGAAAAAAGGTTTCGGCGATGCCTTCCAGAACAATAAGACGATTGAATTGGCTGCCCCGTTCCGGACTGATACACATATTCCGGACCGGTACAAGCACTTGTGGAAATTCTACACTGCGCCGTACATGTGGTTCGAGTTGACAACGTTTACTGGGACGCCCCTCATGATACGCCCCGAGGCGATCGTTGACTGGAAATTCGCCGTAACCCAGTGGGCGCACATCGTGCCGCCGAACCCTCGGATCATGTTTACCGTGAACAACTTGAATGCCTCTTCCTTCGGGGTCACTGACTATTGGAATGGTAGGAGCGAGCATTTCGATGTGATGACGGGGTTCGCGAATTTCCCAACTTTCACGCTCACCAATAACTCGTACCTCATGTACACTGCGTCCAACACGCATCAGATTGCCTACCAGCGGCAGAGTGCGGAGTGGGGGCAGCAGAAGGCGCTGCGCGGGGCTTCGACTCAGTTCGCTCAGGCTCAGGCGTCCATGCAGCAGGGCACCGACATGACGAATTTGGGCAACGCGTACAACACTCAGATGGCGCAGTACAACGCTAATCAGCAATTCATGAGAAGCGGGGTTAATGCTATTGGGTCAGGCGTTGCCAGCGCTTTGGGTGGGAATATTCTCGGGGGCGCCATTAATGCGCTCACCCAGGGCTACAATATGGGTAATGAGTATGGGACGGCCCTGGAAAACAATAGGATGCGCGCCGAACAGGCCAGCGCCATGACGAATCTGAAAAATTCGTATGGCAAGTATTTTGCGGACAGCAATCTTCAGATGGCCAAGTTCGCCGCCAATGGCGATTACGCCAACGCCATTGCCGGCATCAACGCCAAGATTCAGGACAGCGACGTGATCGCCCCCACAACGTCGGGACAGATGGGTGGCGATGCGTTCATGCTGTCGGCGGAGGGGTGGCAAATTGTTCTGCGGCAGAAATTGATTGATGTGGGTACAATGGTGCGTATCGGTGAGTTCTGGCTCAGGTACGGCTATGCCATGAATGTGTTCAACAGGCCCCCGAAAAACTTCAGGTGCATGGAGAACTTCACGTATTGGCAGATGAAGGAGACCTATATTCGCTCCGCCACGTGTCCTGAAGGATTCAAGCAGTCTATCCGTGGTATATTTGAGAAGGGCGTCACCGTATGGCACAAGACGTTCACCATTGGTAGCGCGCTTATCGGAGACAACGAGCCATTGAAGGGAATTCACCTTGACTTCACCTGACGTTAATATGCAAAAAGATTGGGTGGCCAGCAAGATTTACCGCCCCTTCAATGAGGGGAACGGCGCCGGCTACAAACTGAACCCGGTTCAGACTCGCGAGACGCAGTTGATCGCGATGTACGAGCGTATTCTCATTGAAATGTGCTCCAACCGCTTCAAGTGGGTTGGCATGCCTGATACGGTAGACTTGCGTTTTCTGGAGATGACTCTCCTGCGCGACGCGCTCACCGTCTTCTATTTCGATGAGGAATTCCAGCGTTTCATGACCCTGCGGGCCACGGGTCTTGGCGAAGTGAACATGTATGACAATCCGACCGGGTACACGGTGTACGGGAACCAAGTTTTTTCCCGTCAACTGTCCGGTAATGAATGTGTTCCGATTTGGGCGAATCAAACCCGTATTCCAGATTGGGATATCATTAGCATGTACTCCCAGCGTCTCGCCGCACTGGATAGGACGCTGGAGATCAATATGTTGTCGGCACGTCATCCGTTCGTGTTCGCCGTCAACAATAATGAGTATAACTCCATGGTGCAAGCGTTCAATAAAGTTGTCGAAGGGCAGCCGGTCATCTTCGGCACTGAGGCCCTGAGCGCTGAGTCCATGGCGGAAAAAGTTTCCTTATTCGACATCGGTTACAAGCCGAACCAGATCAAAGATGTCATGGACGCTAAGGTGCGCACATGGAACGAAACGCTCACACTGCTTGGCATCATGAACGTCAACTCTGAGAAACGCGAACGCATGGTTGTCGAGGAGGCGTCCGGGGCTTCCGGCCAGGTTCTGGCGATGCGCGCCGTTGCTCTGAATGAACGGCAGCGTGCATGTGAGCGGATCAATAAGATGTATGGGCTCGAGGTCATGTGCCAGTGGAATCTCGATGAGATGACGACTGCGGAGAACGCCGCCTTGGGTGCAGTCGCCGGCGGCTTGGCCGACCAGAATCCTGGTCTGGGGAGTACTGATCTGGAGGAGATGCACAAGAATGGCTGACTACACGATAGAGTTGCGCGAGGTGATCGCGCGCCAGGGTGTGGAGAATATCGGGTTGGAATCGTATCCGATTTTTGATGAGCAGTACAGGGACTTTCTGAACCAAAAAATCATCGACCACTACTATTATAATGAAATCGGCCTGGAGTCGGTTGACATGTTCGTGCGGCAACTCCGTACGAAAATGAATGAAATCATGCCATACTATAATAAATGGTATGAGGCCGAGCTAGTCAACATCGACCCCCTCCTCACCCAGGACATGCACTCCAAGGGCGACCAGGAATCCAGCGGCCGCAGCTCCGGGAAGCAATCGCAGGGCGCCAAGCAGACGACCAGCACTGTGTCCGCACAGAAGGCCAGCGCCAGAACCGTCCAGTCTGAGACCCCGCAGGTCAGGCTTTCGGGCGACGGCGACTATGCTACGGCGGCCAACGATAATGTTAGCCAGTCCGACGGGACGAACGACGTGCGCGGTGAGACGACAGGCGGCTCGGAGCAGTCGGGTGAGTCATCGCAGCGCGGGTCTCAGGAGTCACGGTCCTGGGGTTATACTGGTCATGCGCCGCAGCTTATTGCGGCGTGGCGGGAGACGTTTACGAACGTCGATATGATGGTTATCACGGAACTTCAGGAGTTGTTCATGAGCGTGAGAAGCAGTAACGACTCTCTTACGGGAAGGAGGAGCACGTATGGGCTCTGGTACTGAACCGTACAACCCGAATGATATCGTTAAAGACGGCGATTATCTTCTTGTTCCACCGGATTATCGGCTCACCAACACGGTCCCGTTCACGTATCGTGACGGGTACACGTATCTCCAGATTCTAGAGGAGCTCCGCAAATGGGTCAATAATGGTCTGCGCGATAACCTTTCCAATAATTTGGAGAATTTGGCCGCCGACTATAATATGCGTGTGACCCGCCTCCTCGGAGATGTGCGCAAGGAGCTGGAGCAGTACCACGCACTGCCCGAGCAGCTGCGTGAGCAGATCGCCGAGTCGGTGCGCAAGTACGATGAGGAATTCAGGCGCTTCCAGGAGACGCTGACACAGTGGACGAAACGCCAGTTCAAGGACGACAAGTTCAAGGTTTTCAACTGGCTTACCGGTGAGACGTGTGAACTGAGTGAGCTCATCTCTGACCTGCACAACCGGTACACGGTGCACGGCCTTCTCGCCGACGACCTGTCCCGTATGGGGTGCACCGCCGGTGACATCGATAGTTGGCCGGTGACCATTTCCGAGCTGGAGACTGAGGGTAAGAATTTTCTTACCCACTTCGGTACCTGGATGTTTTCGCCAGTCACCGGCAAATATTGTAGCCCGCAGGACGCCATTCTCAGTCTCATGGAGTACGTATCCACAGGTACGGGCATCATTTCTCATACCGCCCAGCAGGTCGAATCTCTTTCAATGCAAGATCTTCAGAACAGGAGAGTAAACTAATGCCCGCCACCAACAAGACGAACAACTTTCAGCTGCCCCTTTATATTGCATCCGACCATTTCAGCGTCCTCGGCGACCTGAACGGGGCCATGAACAAGATCGACGAGAACCTGGGGTCGGCTCTCACTCAGGCGCGCACCGCATCCCGGGACGCCACGTCGGCCCTCACCGCCGCCAACGATGCCGCCGAGAACACACATGTCGCCAAGGAGTCGGCACAGTCGGCGCTCGCCGTCGCCTCCAACGCCAAGGGGGAGAGCTCTCGCGCCCTGGAGAAGGCGACAAGCGCCGCTAATGTTGCGGATACCACGGCGGCAGCGGCCCGCGAGGCCTCCACCAACGCCGCAAACGCTTTGGCTCAGGCCACCGATGCAACGGGTAAGGCGAACGCCGCGGCGCAGCAAGCCAATGGTGCGAGCGCCTCGGCGTCGTCCGCGCTGGAAACGGTGCAGTCGCTGTCGTCCCAGATCAATGAGGCCAAAGCCGCCGGCGACTCGGCGAAGACCGTCCGCACCCGGTACAAGAAACTGAAGTCGGGCACCGGGGAGAGAACCGTCCGCGGTTCGCAGGAGCAGAACACGGTTGTGTTCAGCGGCTCGATTCATCTTGACCCGAATGATGTGATTCAGTGTCACGCGCAGATTCACCACAACTCTCGTGCCGTGCATGACCTGCACTGGGGTATCAAGTGCCAGGGGCCGAGTGGTGTTGCTGAGTACCGCTTCAATGCGGCTGTGCCGGGTGCGTTCAACGGTGCGTACATTTATAGCACAGTGGATGGTTTCTTCCACGCCGATGAGGGTGGCGGGGATTATGTGTTTTCGCTGTGCTTCCTTGGCCCGAATGATAAGGATACGCGCGTGTTCTTGGACAATACGTTCCTCGAACTGCACTGAGGTGTGACAACTATGGCGCCCCGTAGGAAGTCCTGCGGGGCGCTATACTGTGCTCATGGCATTCGACGATACACATAAGGCGTGCATTATCGCCGTGCTCGCCACCGTAGAAGCCGGCAATGATTACGGGATCATCAGTGCGCCGGATACTCTGTCCCTGGGGATTGGGCAGTGGACACAGGGGCGGGCCTATGATTTGCTGAAGCGGTTTCCGGCGGGAACTGATTTCGGTGGCACGGTGAATGGGTGGCTCGCCGAGGGGCGAGATTCGTGGACGATTGGGTCGAGGCAGTACGCCTACCTGGGGAGTGGCGACCGGGCGGCGCTGTCGGGGGCGCTGGATAGTGAGACGGGACACAAAATTCAGAATTCTCAAATGCTGGACGACCTGAATAATGACTATATTCCCAGGTGTCAGGAACTGGGCCTGGACACGGAGAATGAAACCGAGGCGGCGATGCTGCTTATTGTCGTTATGCATCGGTGGGGCAATTACGCGAAGATCTTGAAAAGATTGGTGAACGCCTGCCCTCACCCGGCGAGTCTGGACGACATGGCGGCCGCCATCAAATATGAGGGTGAGTGGTATGCTGTCGGCCAGCGGTACGAAGTCGCTTATGACATGATTTCCCGCCTGGAAACGAACGGTATTACGTTGAACCCGGGCGATTCGCAGGACCATTCGGGTAATGCTGCGGCGGATAAGGCAGCTGATGCGAAGAAAATAAAAAGTGTCGAGGACATGGGGGATGGTACCCTTAGAGTCAAGTGCAATGATGGATCCTTCGCTCGATGCTATAGTGTTGGCAGTGGTTATTGGAAGGCTTCTGCTAAAGGGCAAGACAAGGCGAGTCAGTCGGCGCAGAATAATGGGGCTGCACCGGGTGGCCCGGTGGGTGAAGGCATCAAGGCGATGACCAAACTCGCGTGGGACAGTATTGGTAAATTCGAATATCATCAATGGTATAACGCGAGACTTCATCCGGACCAGACCGGTGTTACGGATTGCTCTGGGTTTTGTTGGTGGCTGTACATGACGTGCTGCAACATCGACATCGGTCCCGGCGGGACCGCGGAAATCTATGGTAGTAGCACAGGGTGGGTCGTCGCGTCGGGTAGTGGTTCATTCGATGCGGCGGACCAAGTTCGTGAGGGCGATCTTGTTGTGTGCCGATGGTATTCTGGGGGTGGGCACATCGAGTACTGCACTGGAGGCGCTGGCGGCTGGGAGAGCATTGGGGCTCGGGGCCCGGATGGCCACCCTGAGCCGAACAGTGGGTCGCTGAGTATGTTTGCCGGGTGTAGCTGGGAGTTGAGGAGATATGTCTAAGAAGAAAAAGTTCTCATACTATTCCTTCAACAGGATTCTCTCCTATAACGCTATTATCAATATGGTCATGGGGGCTCGCGGCCTCGGTAAAACGTACGGTGCTAAGCGCATGGTCATCAAGAGCGCGCTAGAGAAAGGTGAGCAATTCATCTATCTTCGCCGTTACAAGCCCGAACTCAAGGGCTGCAAAACCTTTTTCGCGGACATCGCACATGAATTCCCTGAGTATGAATTCAGGGTGCGCGGCACCGAGGCGCAGTACCGCGGGCCGCTCCCCGAGGAAGACGATCCGTGGCTCACGATGGGGTTCTTCCAGGCGCTGAGCGTATCTGCGAGTGCGAAATCCATTGCGTTTCCCGATGTGACAACAATCATTTTCGATGAATTCATCATCGAAACAGGAACGCATCATTATCTTAGTAATGAAGTGCGGACGTTCCTCGACTTCTACAGCACTGTGGACAGGTACGACGATCGTGTGCGCGTTCTCATGCTGAGCAACGCGATCTCTATCATGAACCCATACTTCATCGAGTGGAAAATCTCGCCGTGTAAAAAAATAAAACGTTTCGGTGATGGTTTTGTTGCGATTGAGTTCGTTGATTCCGAACGTTTCGGGCGCGAGGTCAGGAATACTAGGTTCGGCAAGTTCATCTCCAAGTATAACAGTGAGTATGCCGATTATTCCATTGAGAACGAATTCAAAGATGATACACCTTGGCTCGTCATGGGGAAAACAGGTACTGCCCAATACATGTGCACATACCGAACGAAGTACGGTAGTTTTTCCGTGTGGAGAGACGGTATGCGCGTCTTCTGCCAGAAAAAATTGCCGAAAGGTAACCAATTGAAGTTCTCCATGTGCCACGATTTGCGGCCGGGGGAGGTCTTCGTCACACACCGGGACCGTGCACCACAGACCTTGAAGCGAATATATAGGCAGGGGAGGTGTTTCTTCGATGGCCCAGAAACTCGAGAAATGTTCGCAGAATTGTTCATGAAATGAATCACAGCATTATCATAGATGTCAACATGCTTATCGGAATGCTCCCAACATTGGGCGTCCTCGCAACGTTTGCGGCTTGGACGCGTCGGCAACTATCCAAGATGGATGACTTGCTGGATGATTGGAGGGGAACCGACGCCAGGCCCGGCGTGCCCCGCCGGCCAGGGGTCATGGAGCGTCTCGAAAAGATCGAGACCGATGTAAAAGAAATCAAGGAGATGAAATGAGTATCAAAACTCGAAAGTACATCTACAGAATCTGTATCGCGGTCGCGTCGCTCGCGACCGTGCTGGGGATCGCCAAGCAGGAGGTTGTCACCGCGGTCCTCCCCGTCGTCACAGCGGTTCTTGCTCTTGCCGATGCCAATGTCCCCGAGGAGGACGACGGTGCCAACTCCCGGTGACATCGCCCGCGCCGTCGCCAACAACGACGCAGTCGGGTACTCACAGTACGAGCGGCTGACCGTCTGGGAGGACAGCCCATGGGGCGGCACGCCGCGGAACGTCGATTGCAGTGAGTTGGTGAGTTACGCTTTCGACTACTGTGGAATCCCGGCGTTCCCGACGTCCACATGGACGGGCAGCATCGTCTACTGGGCGAGACAGTACGGCGGGTTCGAGATTTTCGACTACAGCGCCGACTACGATTACCAGGACAGTGACATTCTGCTAACTGATGGGCATGTCGCGATCGTCTCCGGTGATGACATCTGTGAGGCGTGGATCGCCGAAACTGGGGACATCTACGGGGAGCGCGGTGATCAGACCGGTCAGGAAGTCAGGGTTACCAATTTCTATGACCATCCTTACCTGTACAAGTGGAACACAGTTCTTCGTTACAACAATATTTCAGGAGATGATTTTGATATGACATCCGAGGACCGAGAGATTTTCATCGACATTCGTGACCGGCTCCGCGAAATCAGCGACCAGACCGGCACCGGCATCGAGGGCCGTCGCTACGACGGGCCGATCGTGTCGAGGCTGAAGAACATTGAGGCCAACACGTATGCGATCTGGGACCTGTTGGCGCCGGGCCGGGAGGGCAAGCGCGCAGCTGGCTCAGTGTTCCAGGCGCTGTGGAACATCGGCAAGGCGCTTACTAGCAAGTGAGCAACGTCACCCCTCTTGGCCTTGTGCTGAGAGGGGTTTCGTGTATAGAATATACTCATCAAAGATGATATAATAGGGGAGAGTAGTATATAATGGCACGCGGTTGGATTCATGGTCGCCTCAGTGACGGCGCCGGCAGGCCCGCAAAGGGCAGGATCACGGTCACCCCTGACCCCCGTATCGTCATAGACGACGGGGGTAGTGTTATACAGCCCGTCATCCAGAACGTTGAGGGTGAGTTCGACGTCCCTGTGGTCGTGCCGGGTGAGGACACGAACCCCAAGCACTGGACAAGTCATGTCGTGCTGACGCGCGAGAGCCCGCTTGTGACCGTCATGGATTGTCACGACATTCTGGTCGCCGGCGAGAACCGGCTCAGTGACTTGGTCAACCGGACACCCGTGGCGCCCACGCACATGACCACCATCGAGGGTGAGATGCGCACGGTACGAGCCGAGGTCACCAAGCTGTGGAGCGCCGTGCAGGCTGGTAGGGTCAAGGGCCCCAAAGGCGATAAAGGTGATAAAGGCGAGCCGGGACCGGCGAGTACCGTGCCCGGACCGCCTGGCGAAACAGGGCCGAGGGGTCGGAAGGGTGACCGCGGCGACGTGGGGTTGCGTGGTGTGCCTGGTCCTCAGGGCCCCAAAGGCGACAAGGGGGACACAGGTCCGAGGGGCCCGCAGGGGGCCAAGGGGATCGACGGAGCCGTGGGCCAGGACGGGCCGCGCGGTCTGACCGGGCCACAAGGGCCCCAGGGCGTGCCGGGGCCGGCGGGTCCGGCCGGACCGGCGGGGCCGAAGGGTGAGGACGGGAAACCGGATTCGGGCATGCTGCCGTGGCCAGTGGGATGGCGTGCGAGTGACGCGGAGATCAAAGGTGGGAAGGGCCTGTTCAAGAAGTACAACGGGAGGGACTTGTACGCGACGCAGTTTCTCCGGTCCCCGGATTTGGACCCACGCAAAACATCGTTTCCGCGGAATGTCGTGTACAACGTCATCGTCACGATGAACGTGAAAGCGAAATGCAATATCGCCATGCAAGTCAAATATTGGGACTATGCGGCGAACAAGTGGGCGACGCCAGCAACGGGGGATAAATGGTATCAGCGCAACGGGCTGGACACGGGGATCATCCAGCGGAATTTCCCGTGGAAGGTCGAGAACATCGCCAACACAATGGTCTGCTTCGACATCTACGGGAACCAGGACGTGGAGATCCTCGATGTGCGGATCTCTCCGTCGGGTGAGGACCAGTCGTTACAGGACCGGCTGTGGGGGCAGGATGAGAAAATCAATGATCTTGCCGTTGACCTGAATAAGCAGAAGGTTGTGACGGCGGCGAACGCAGATTCGATTCAGAATGTTCAGTCGCAGGTGCAGGCGCTCAATGAGCGCATGGTTGTGACGTCCCATTTTGCCTATTACTGGGACAATCTGAAGGCGGCGAATCCGAATGAGACGTTCTTCGTTAAGAGTGAGGCGGGCCTGTATGTGCAGAACATCCAGCAAAGCCCAAATCATGAGGTGATAGTCGTCACGCCTCGGTGGGAGGCTGCCGTGTGCGAGTGGATGACGGCGTGGGTCTGGTTGTGGACGAAGGACCGGTTCCTGACGGTGGAGTGGTGCATCGAAGGTTCTAGTTCAGCGGACGGTGCTAATAACAAGCGTACGAACACGCGGCTTCAGCAATTCAGTCCGAAAGAGCTGTGGCAGCCCATGTGTTCGAAATGGGCGGGTACTGAGCTGAATGGGGACGTGCAGTACTTGCGCATGTGGATGAAGTTCAAGGCCAATGAATGGGACGTGACCAATAAGTGCTGGATGCGGCAGCTGACGATGGGCAGTGAGCAGACGGTGACCTGTTAACGCGTGTGATTCGAGGGTGAAAGAACCGCCCCGGTGGTTGGTACCACCGGGGCGGTTCTATGCAGGCCTGTCATGCGGAGGCGTATTTCACCATGGCTGCCTGACAGGTCTGGAGGATGATCTCGGCTGGGACCGACCACACGTGGCAGTCGTGACCGACCATCCAGGCCAGGGACTGGTTGTCCTCATTGACGTCGAAGTCGTACCCCATGGCGATGAGCGAGTCGAGGAGGGCACCCACGGCCCTGCGGTCACCGTGATAGTGGGTAATGGCAGTGCGCTCGATGACGTCGAGGTGGGCGACGTCCTCATCGGTGCGGATGGTCCACCGGGTGGTGGGCACCCAGTGAAGGGTGGCGCCGGCGACGTCGATGTCGGTGACGAGGTTGGTCTTGGTGATGGTGTTCATGGTTGGGTTCCTTTCGGTTGGGTTGGGATGGACTCTATTGAGTTGTTAACCCAATAATGGCTGAAGTCGGGGGTGTTTTCAAGTGAGCAAGCGATTAACCGCAAGTGACGTGCGCCACAAACCAAGGTGTGCCTGCTGCCAAACAGAAGCACTTCCAATAAGTAAACAAGCCGTTCTATGTGACAGGTTTTGATTGGAAACCCAGCCATAAGGAATACCCATCATCCACTCTGCCACCAATTCCTTAGCCCTAATAAAATCATCACTACTAGGACACGCTGAACCCATAATTGTCGACCAGTGCGCAAAAGCGTCATTGGGTTCATCGCCATGTTTTGATAACCAAGTCTGAAAATTGGATTTCGTACGCTGCTTATCAGTGAGTGGCGACCTATTCATTGTTGGAGTAGGTGAAGGAACCAGTGTGTATGGGTTCCGCTTATAGAACGGGCGTTTCACATTAATGGGCTCCAAGCAACCCAGTAAATAGGTGCGCTTACGCCTGTGAGGCGCACCCACATCACACGCACTCACCGTCGCCAGAGCACACACATAACCCCATTGCGACAGGCGTGCACGCACGCGATCCCACGGAGCATGCACGGTGCACTCGTAGAACACAACACGAGGCATCACTTGCCGCACCCGACGCAACGACGCCAACCACTCAAGACTCAGCCCCTTGATCGCCCCAGAACAACGGCACGTGTACAAGTAAGTCGGAGGTGCACCAATGATGATATCGGCACCACCATAATGGCGTGTCCTGAATATGTCCGAATCAATAGTACGAAACCTATGAGAACAAATGAATAGGGCGCTCTTCACGCTCTCGAATGCGCGCAACCTCAGAACAGGGCTGTCTATCTGCCCCATCACAGTGTCCAAATTCGACGTGCCGGTGAAATGAGATTCAAGTATGAGAGGTTTCATGATGCTCCTTTCTTCATGCCTTAAGTGTAGAGAGTTAGCGTGTCAAACTCCATGATGTCAAGTGTGTAATGCATCATATGTAGATAACTTACATATGCCCCATTACACATAACCCCATCCCTGTCAACCCCACCCCAGCAAATGTGACTGAACTCCCACTTGAAAATGAGACGCAAATCACGCCTATTCCCGGGAATACAAAATGTGGGGTAGGCCACTTAAATGGCGTTTCCCCCCATAACCCC